AGTCGAGCACAAGACGTATTCTCAAAAACCAAACCTGGATTCGTTACAAACAGACGACCAACTACACGCATACGCGTGGGCGGCACAACAGTTGTTTGGTGTTCCACTTGCAGGAGCGTTGTACGACGGCCTAAACAAGAAGGTTCCCACACAACCCAAACTACTTCAGAGTGGAAAGCTCTCGAAGGAGTGGATTGATACGACCGCAGATGTTTATGTGAAAGCCGTTTTGGAGCTCGAACAGGATCCAACGGACGAGTATTATGCTCCACACATCCAACGTTTGGTCGAGCGTGAGCGAATGGATCAGACGCCGTTTCACACGCGTTGGAAGATTCCGTTTTCACAGCACGCGTTAGAACAGTGGGGAAATGACCTAGCATCACAAGCGTTCGACATGGCAAATGATCCAACCATCTATCCACACTTTCGATGGGAAGGTTGTTGGGATTGCAGCGTGAGCGATTTGTGTCGAGCAACACAGTTCGGTGAGGATGTTGAATACCTGATCGAAACGAACTACAAGAAGGGAACGTACGGAACGCGAACTGCTCAGAGAGATCTGACACCGTTGACCGTATCGTCAATCGCAGACCTGAAGGCGCTTATGTCAAAGCGTCGAAAGGAGATGGAGGAGGGCTAATGGCTCAAGCACTCGTAGTTCCCTCTGGTCCTGGCGTACCGCCGTTCAAACGAGCGTCGGAACTCATCGACCAGCAGGGTATCAACATCGTGATCTTCGGATACGGTGGTGCTGGCAAGACAACGCTTGGTTGCACAGCGCAGGATAGTGATCTCGGCAAGGATGTCTTGCTGATTGATCTTGAAGGTGGTGTCCGATCTGTTGCAGATCGTGATGACATTACGGTCATGCAGCCAAGGAACTGGGAAGAGGTCGTTCAGCTTATTGAATGGCTCAAGAAAAACGATCATCCATACAAGACATGGATCTTCGACTCCCTAACGGAAGCACAACGCATGACGTTGAAGATGGTGATGAAGTCAAGTCCAACTCCGGACATGCCTTCGCAACCAGAGTACGGCAAATCAAACGAGTTGGTTCTGACGATGGTTCGCGAACTTCGCAACCTTTCCGTAGAGCGGGGATTGAACATTGTGTTCACTGCCCACGCGGATGAAGTGAAGGACGAATCATCTGGAACGGTACTCATTCGCATGGCGCTTACTCCAGGCTGTGTGAAAGGCTTGTACCAGATTGTGGATGCGATTGCGTATCTGCAAGCAGATTACAAGACGGATCAACGCAAGTTGTTCCTGAAATCAACACATCGTGTTTTGGCGAAGTTTCGTCAACCACGTACTGGACCGCAACTCCCGACGGAGATCGAAAACCCATCGATGGCGGCCATCATTGAGCACGTCCGTGCTGCAAAACGAGAAGACAATAAGAAGGAGGGCTAAGGATGCCTATCAACATTGATTTCGGTGGTGTCGATGAAGCTGGTGGTGGCGGAGATTACTCTCCGTTGGATCCAGGCGTTTACAATGCCACTGTGAGAAACATCAAGCAATCGGAGAAGGCTGGACCTTCCGGTTTCCACTACATCGAGTTCGAGTTCCAGTTGCAAGACGGCAATCGACGCTTGTGGCGAAACTATTCGTTGTCACCAAAAGCGCTTTGGGCGTTGAAGGCTGACCTCGGAAAGATGGGTGTCAAGGTTTCTGATGGTCCGTTTGATCTCGATCCTGCAGAAATCATTGGTTCGGAAGTGTCGCTCGTCGTTGCTCGCGTTCCGAAGTGGGATGGATCGAAGAACGATGATGGGTCCCCTGTCATGACGAACGAAGTCAACGAAGTCAAGGCTGCAGGATCTTCTAGTTCCTGGGGCGGCTGAGACCGTTGCGAGTGGTCGGCATCGACCCTGGAAGAACTATCGGCGTTGCCTACATCGACGTGACCGCGTCGGCGCTGAAGGTTCTTCATGCCTCACAGGAAACGCATCCGCCTGTTGTCGGACGTTTACTACGCGAGTGGGGAGGGGAAGCCCCCGAAGTCGTCGTTGAGGACTTTGTCGGTGCCGGCCCTCGCAACACTGCATCGAACCACACATTGAAGGTGATCG